AAAATGACAACAACAACAGCACCGAAAAACCTTGATGTTAAAGTCAAGGTGGTAACGAAGGAAGAAAGTGAGGAGTTGAAGAAGAAAATGGAAGCGAAAAAAGATAAAATCATTAAGAAATGAGCCAAATTTATTGTGAAATCCTAGATAAGTCGTACAATGACCGTGAAAGTATGCTTTTAGACCTTAAAAAGCATAATACGGACATTTTAGCGTTCAAGAAGGCACAGACATACAAAAGCTATGAAAAAGGGCAATTTTCGCCTAATACACAGCTAAAATTCATGGAAGATACCGAAAAGAGTGGATTTGCTATGAAAGACGGCTATTTCTATCCGATTATCAACACGACTAACTACATGGATAGCCATTCGGACGTTCATTTTCCTTCATTGTGGACTAAAAGTTTGAAGGATAATAACAACCAATTTTACTACGTTGCCGACCATGAACTAAAAGTCACAAGCGTTATCGCATTCCCGAAGGACGTTAGGGCGTTTACAAAGACGGTAGATTGGTCATTCATAGGCAAAAACTATGATGGCAAAACACAAGCCCTAGTATTTGAAATCCCAGACAACAGCATTCAACTAAAAGAGGCTTCAAATGTGATAACAACTAAAGTTGCCATGCAAAACAGCGTCAGGATGCAATACGTTAAGATATTCTTTGCCGCTAATTCAAACCATAAAGACATGGTAGAGGAAAACAAGTTATATCATGAATACATTGACCAAATAGCGAATAAAGACGAGGTGAACGCACAAGGGTATTTCTATGGAGTAACTGAAGCGAAGATCATCAAGGAAGGTAGCATGGTATTATTTGGGTCAAATGATGCCACACCGATAAAGTACAAAACAACCGAAGCCGCCACAAGCACTTCGACTAAAATAGAGCCGCCTACAAGCACTCAAAAAGTTCAATGGAACAAAATTTCTTTCACAAATTAAAAATCAAAACAAATGTCGAATCAAGTAGTAATTAAAGACATGGAGCAAGAGTTCTTGGAAAGTATCAAGCACTACTCCGAAGAAACGCAGGAAATCTGCAAAGCTGTACGACAGCAAACATTAAAGACGGTTAAGGATATTCAAATGAACTTTGACCTTGAGAAAGCGGAAATTGATACAAAGATCAACGCTTTAAAAGATCAGTTCAAAGAGAACCAAGCCGCAACAGCCGTATTGGAGGATATTCTCGTACGTCATGGCCATGCATTAAAAGGTATGAAGTTGAACGCTTCACAGCGTAACGATACCATGACCACACATGAATACATCAAATCCATATTGGATGAGAATGTAGAAACATTGAAAGGTGTTAAAAAAGGTCAGCCCGAATCTAAAGACCTTGTATTGAAAACGAACTATACACGTTCAAGTGTGACTAGTTCCACTCAATCGCAACGATTAGATGGGTATAGCATTTTAGGCTACAAAGAGCCTACGATGTATGATTTGTTTTTCAAAGTGCCTGTTGGCCCTGAAAGCAATGGTAAAATTACCTACATCGATCAAAGCACCGCAACACGTAACGCAGCAGGTATAGCAGAAGCAGGTACATTCCCTGAAAGTGCTGTTGTTTGGACTGAATACACATTGACGCTTCAAAAGATAGGTGATACTATCCCTATCACAGAAGAGGCAATGCAAGATACCGCACGTTTAGCGGGAGAGGTTGAGAAGTTCATCAACTTAAATGTTGATTTGAAAGTCGATCAGGCGTTGATAACAGGTACAGGTGTAGCCCCTGAAATTTCAGGTCTTTACACATTAGCACCTACTTACACAGCGACAGCTGCAGGTATTGACAAAGCTACTATTTACGATCTTTTGGTGAAAATGAAGGAGTATATCAACGTGAACTATGGCGGTAAGGGTAAACCTAACTTCGCTGTAATGAATGGGTATATGATTAACCAAATGAAGTTGGCTAAGGATAAAAACTACAACTACGTTTTACCTCCATTCGTTACCGTTGTTAATGGTACTTATGTTGTTGACGGTATGGTGGTTATTGAGAATAACAACATGGCCGATGATACGATTGTAATTGGAGACCGTCGTTTTGGTACGTTGTACGAGATCGAAGGATATACGGTTAGTTTCGCTCCATCAGGTACGCAGTTCGTTAATGACCTTGTTACAATGAAGGCACGTAGACGTTTAGCGTTGTTGATCCGTACAGCCGATCAAACATCATTCTTGAAATGCACAGGTGTTAACGCAGCAGTAAGCACATTATCAGGCGTAGTAGTATCTTAATTTTTAAACAATGGCAAAGACTATTAATAAAAAACCAATTATTGATGAAGTAAAACCTACTGAAAAGGTAGGGGTTACCGTAATCATTGGCACAGGGGTAGGCGGGTTGAAGAAGGGAGTTAAATATGGATTCCTTTCAGAGACAGCAGCCAACTACTTAATTAAAATCGGTCACGCTACAAAATCAGAATAATAAAATGAAAAAATATCTTTTATTTCTATTGGCTACGTTATGCTTTACGATGGCCTGCAACGAAAAAGCTAAAGCACAGATTCAGTTATTTAAAAGCACTTCCACCGCTTACGCTACTAGTTCCGCTCAAAGTTCCGACACGGTAACAGGTACGGCAACTACTTACTTTAGCAATAAAGCAGGTACGTTGAATAGTAGCGTGGTAAGTAAATATGTAGTCTATTTCCAATTAGATACTACTGTTTATTCAAGTGCGCCTACGATTAACTGTTATTTACAAGGGTCATTCGATGGTACTACATGGTTCAATTTGAACGGTGCGCCACTTGGTACGGATGGTATTTGTGCCGACACTTTGAATAGTGCCACATTTGCCACCGCACAGCAAAGAATGAGCGCAATATCAGGATGTGTTAAGTACGTCAACGGTGCCACTCGTGGTAGTGCTGTAACAAAGGTTAATTATGTTCGGGTTGTTTTCAGTCATTCAGGATCGGGAACTTCCACACGGATATACAATGTTTACCTGCAAACATCGTACTAGATATGGCCTTTACATTCATCACAAACGACTATTTTCGGGGCGATCTGAATCTTCCTAACATTGGGGAAGGTTCAATCGATGGCGGTACATTGACGCAAAAAATAGACTACTATCAACGTAGGTATTTTGAGGCGTTGTTAGGCATAGACCTTGCAACGGCTTATCTCGCTGAAATGGATTCGTACAATAGCGCAACCCCATATAACACCTATCAAGGTTGGTTAGACCTTACATTTGGCTCTACCTATGTAGGCGATGACACGATGGTTTATAGGTGGCAAGGGTTCACTACTCATGACAGCCCTAACGTAAACGATAGTGATGAATTCAAATCACCACTTGCAAATTTTGTTTATTGTAAACACTTGATGCAAATCAGTTCGGTGACCACTTCATTGGGTGTTAAGGAGGCTAATGCTGAAAACATGGCCTCCCAAACCCCTATTTATAAAATAGTGGACGCATGGAATAAAATGTGTGAATGGCATTGGCATATGCATAATTTCGTTATGACGAATATACATGACTATGAAAATTACATTGGCGAAAAATACCCTCCATCGCTTACACTTACCTCAAACATTACAGAGAATCGTAATTTGTTCATGCCTATAAATTCATTCGGCTTATAATGAGTACTTCCTATCAATTTTTACCACCCGACATTCAGGATATAATGAGCGATATTGTCACTCAAGTAAGCGACAATCTTACAAGTTATTTGCAGAATTTGGAGCGTGGGATGAATACGGGAGTAACTTTCAAACATGATACTTGGATGAAAATTCAGGAAGCAATTTCGAAGGAGAAGGAGAATTTAGACTACAAAAACAAACAATACCCTATGGTGATGCTAATCGAGGACATTCAGCAGGATGTATCGGATAGTGATTTCAATGGGGTAAAGGCAAAATTGGATTTGTTGATAGTTTGCCCTTCAAAAGCTGATTATTACGGAGAAGAACGGCGGGTTAATTCCTATGTGCCTGTTTTACGTCCTATTTATGCGGAACTAATGACCGAAATAGCCAAATCCATGTATATAAAGGGATATTTAGGCCGTAACGGTTATTACAAGCACCAATATAGGGAAATGTACAACATGGGTACAAATGAGGGCAGAACGGCCTACAAATTACCTGATTATTTGGATGGTATTGAGGTTCGGGATTTGGATTTATGGTTTCCTAATCCCACAAATTGTTAATTTTTAAAAACAAAAAAATAAATGGCAACTCCAGTTTATA